TAACAGTGTTAAGCTTATACAGAGTAATTAACTTTGTGTCGAAGCCAAATCTGGCGACGATCACGCTTCCCTTTAATGGGATTTCACCATTGTTCCAAGAAATGGAACTGGCGAAAGTAATCTCTCTGTTTAAAATCTTTCCACTGAAAGGCGTGACTTGGAACATTTCTGAATCAGCTGGGCCTAACGGCCCGCGTTCGACGTGGTTTGCCGGAGCTGATGCATTGGCATGGATGGACAACCCAGGTTTACTGGTTCGTCTATACATGTTTATGTATCAGTCCCGTCAATACACGGCGGCTGCATGGCTGTTCATAATCCAGGTGATCTCAATCCCCGGGATGCTTCTGCTAATCGCGCTCAAAGGCTTAAAGGTTGTCCCTTCTAAGTTAGGTCGCCTTACGGCGCTTAACAAAGACGGGGCAGGGAAACGTCGAATTATCGCGATCGCAGATTGGTGGACACAATTAGTGTTTAAACCATACCACAGTTCGTTGTTTCGTACGCTCAAAGATATTGGGCAGGACGGAACTTTCGATCAGTGGGCCCCAGTGGAAAACTGGGTTCTGCCTCGCGTACGTCTAGGTTTCCCAGCCTTTTCGTTTGATCTCACAGCTGCAACGGATAGATTGCCGATTCAGTTTCAGGCGCAAGTCTTTGCTCTCTTTTTCGGAGCAAAGGCTGCGCGCCTTTGGACTGAACTGTTAGATCGTGACTGGTGGTTCCAAGGTGAGCCAATCCGGTACGCCGTCGGGCAACCGATGGGAGCTCTAAGCTCGTGGGCAATACTAGCAGTCTGCCACCATGTGGTAGTTCAGCTGGCTGCTCAGCGTGCAGGATGGACAGTTTGGTTTCCATACTATGCAGTTCTAGGTGATGACTTAGTCATCGCCGACAAACTCGTAGCCGAAAACTACTTAGCTATCATGCGGCAACTCGGTGTACCGATTAACCTGAGCAAGTCTCTTGTCTCAGAAACCGGTCTCATCGAATTTGCCAAACGTTGGGTGAGTGGTACTCGGGGTGAACTTTCAGCAATAGGGCCAGGATTGCTCCTGGCCGTACTGCGGAACGTCTACCTTTTCCCGGTCCTGGTGTTACAGCTCTTCCAAAGAGACTGGATCCACTTTCCGAAGCAGTTAGAGAATGCATTAGCACACCTGTCTAAGGTTCGACGTAATATCGATCCTAAGATGGTGGCGCTAATGTTTGCGACGATTATCGGCCCATCAGGGTTATTACGTAACGCACGCCATGTGACAGCTTTCGCTGAGGCATGGTTCACTGCGATTACCAAACTCCCGATGGGTTCTGCCGTGGGGTTCGTCATCCAAGCTTTTCAAGCTATGGTGACGGTCGACATGGCCGATAAGGCAAGTACCGCCGCAGAGAACATAGAATATTTCATCGAGAATTGGATGAAACTTCCGATTCTCCGAGGAGATGACTTGGTCGCTGCGGTATTCTCCATCCCGCTGATCTTGGTATCTCCTGGCTTCTGGATTTACTTGCATACCCTGTGGGTAGGGCGGAATCCGTCCTACTCCGCGTCGCTTAACCTTTACGGGATTCTTAATCCCGATAAGGCTGCTGAACCAGGAGCTATCCAATTTTCGTTACTTGAAGTCTCTGACCTCGCTTCCATTGATTGGAAGCGTCGTCGAGCTATCAAGACTCAATTTGCTGTCACTACCGATCTGATGAAGACGGTTCAAGGACTTGTGGAGTTTGAGCTTCGCAATACGAGCTCGTTGGCTCTTACGGTCCTTGACGAGGCGACTACGCAATTAGAGGAGTAACGATCCTTGGGAAAGTCCCGGCTAACTAGCTTCGGCGAAGAGGTGGCGAGAACCTTTCGGTTCAACCCCCCTGTTAGTCAGTTAATGACTACCCTTAACGATATTGCATAGTTTCATCCGTGGACAGG